ACGAGCCGATGGTCTTTGCGCCCGTGGCGATGTTCGTAAACGTGTACAGGTCGCTGAAGTACCTGAACCATTCCCGCGTCGGTAGGCCAAGTTCGTCCGAAATCGGCACGCGGGAGGCGGGGATTTGCGTCTGGTAGTTAGGCATTGGTGCCGTCCACCAGTAATTCCGCGCCCACGATGCTGATCTTGACCGGGTCTGTGCCTGATACCTCGTATATACGCTGGCGCAGTTTTTGAGTCATGCCGAGTCGCCGCCAGATGGCGCGTTTGCCAAACTCCCCGATCTTGCCGATGGTCGTCCAGTGCTCCCGCGACCAAGTGTGGCCGCTGTCGTCCGACCAGCGCAGCATCACTTGCGGGTCGCTGCCCTGCCCGCTGTTAAGCCCGACGCCTGTCTCCATGTTCAGTTGCAGACTGTGTTGGGTGGTACGCTTGAGCGTGTTTGTGCCGGGTGGCAAAGCCCTCCACGAGCGCAGCCATTTCTGCGGGCGGTCGTCGTCGGTGTAGTTGTTCAGGTCGAGCGTGTATATACTGCCGTCCTGATAGTCGCCAACGATAATGTTGCCTTGGAAGTTGCACTGACAGTTGGCGCGGCTGCGCACGAAGTCGCCGTTGACGAACCCGGCGCGTTCGTGCCAGAGGTTCGTCGCCACATCATAGACCCATGTGGTGTTGGCAGTCGGAAAATTCAGGACGTAGAAAGCGTGGCCGTCCTGCTGGTAGGTGTAGGCAACCGCATCGGTGAGCGTTGAGTACTGCTGGATTTGCCACTCAACGGCGTGGGTCGATACACGCTTGGCCGCGTAGCCTTGGGAGCGGTAGACGATACCCTGCCCTCGCTCGTCCTGCCCGAGCCACCAAACGCTGTTGTCCAGCTTGGCGACCGAGAACGCGGCCACGCAACCGATCTCGTTGAATGCGCCTTGAATTGGCGCGAGAGGGAAGTCGGCATTGCCCGCGTCGTACCACACCTCAATTGAATTGGAGCCAAACATCCACAGCTCTCGGTGTACGGAGGCGAGCGCGACCATCAGGTCGGGCGAGGCTTCGACGCTTGCGAAGTCCAGCGGGTCAACCGATGTACCGTCCAAAAGCGAGGTTACCCAGACGATTTCGGAGTCGGGTTGGTTGAATACGAAGTACCCATCCAGATACGCCACCGTCGCCGCGCCCGCGAAGTCCGGGTCAGTGATCTGGGCGAAGACATTGGTCGCCTCGTTGTAGATGAAACCGTCAGGGTTACAGGCGATGAACAGTTGGGTGCCGTTATCCGCAATCGACACGGGGCCGTCGCCCGTGATCGTACCGAGCAGGACGGGCGTAGCCGTAAGACCAGTCACCTTGTAGAACTCATTGCCCGAGGCGACGTAGAAGTCATCCCCATGCGTCTGGTGCGCCCAGAGGCCACGAATCGGCCCTCTGCCGATGTCTTGCAGACGCCGCAAGCCGGGGGCGCGGTTGAAGAACGCCGCCGTTTCGCCCTCCTGCACGGCCTCGGCAAACAAGTTAACAAGCCGGTTGTCGGCAGCGTTGACCGACCGGGCAACGTAGGCTTGTCCGAGGATCGGCGTTTGCATCAATAATTGCCCGAATAGATGTTGAACTTCTGCCGCTGCGATACCAGCGCATACGGCAGTGCCATGATGTCATCGGGGTTGTTGATGCGCTTGAGGTTGCGCTTGGAGGTCATCGCGATGCGCTGCACTTGCGCCGATGGCTCAACGCCGAACTCGGGCGCGAACTCCATCGCCAGGTTGTAGCGGAATGCCCGCAAGTACCCCGGCGGGAAGGCAAGCGTATCGGACAGCGTGACGGGGTTTGTCAGTTCATCGTAAGAAACAATATGCCACTCCAGTTCACGAGTCGGAACCGGGTAGACCGTCATGGTAATGTTCGGAAACTCCATGTTGATCCACAGAACTTGCGGATAGGTGGAGGTTACCGTCTTGACTGCAATGCCGTTGTATTGCTGCTGGTTGATGATCTTGATGCCGTAGGACACGTTCGTGCCCGAGTCGCGGAAGTACGTCGAGTCATCCACCAGAACCGGACGGTTGCCGATAAAGTCACCCGAGGGGCCGAGTGAGCGGGTGGCAGTGCTGGCTGGCCAATTGAACACCTGATCCTGCGTGCTGAAGATCATCAGGTCTTCAGTCTGCCAACTGTCGATCATCTGCCGCATAGCGGTCAGCGCGTCGTTGGAGGTATCCGCCGAAGGGGTTTCGCCTTCCGCCAAAACGCCCAAAAGGCGCAGTGCGCCGTTAATCAGTTCGGTGGTGGTGGCGGTGACAGCCATGCGGCCCCCTAGTTAGCAGTCCTGCGACGACGTTGCGAGGTCACTGGTGCCGAAACCAGAGCATTTACAGGCCCCGCATCTTGGGCTTCAACCGTAGATGGCGTGTCAGCATTGTAGCGTACCCACCCGTTTTTTTCATCAAATGCCACTTCCATGTCTGAAATGGCGACCTTGTTGCCGTGCTGCGGATGGCGAAGATATATGTGCATAAGAAAACGGGGCTTTCGCCCCGCCCTTGTTCAGGTGTTAGCCAATACGATACAGAGTCCAGGCACCTGCTGCCGTACGGCGGGCGCGGAAGCGTCCGGTCGTGCCTGCGGTGGCAGCAACGGTCACCAGACCGACCAGCGTCCAGCCAGTGCCGACAGTCATCGTGATGACGCCAGACCCCGAGCCGTTCACGTTGGTGACGCTGAAGTCGAACGAACTATCGACTTTGGCGTTCACGAGCGTGTCGTCCATCAGAGCGCCAGTAGGTAGCGTGTAGGCGGCAGCAGACGAACCCGGCGAGCCGAGAACGATGCCGGTCAGGAGTTGGGCAACGGTCAGAGTTGCGCTGCCCGCCGCAGTTGCGGGGGCTGCTTGCGTACCGAGGACTACTTCGTTGGTGTTGCCATCGCCAAGTTGACGACCGCCACCGATTGAGGGAAGTGCCATGATATTTTCCTTTGAAAGATGAACTGGCAGGGCTTTCGCCCTACCTGAGTTGGTGTCATACCAATGGGCTTAGCCCCACAAACGTACAGCCATAGAGGGTCGGATGGCACTGTAGCCATAAAGGATATCCACGCGGCAAGGCATCCTATCATTGTTGATATCGTACTGACGCACGATCCGTAATGACATACCGTTGTGCACCTGGCGCGAGGCCATGTCCACACCCTGCGGCAGCAGCAGGTCGGCAGTTGCCAGCGAGAACGCATCTTTGTGGTAGACGAGGTTCTGCGGGTACTGCGTAGCCGAACCGCCCACAAACGTCAGCACGGCGTTGGCAGCGGGGAACGAGTCCACAGTGGCAAGCGCGTGCGAAGCGGTGTAGATGGCGGGCGAGACGCTCAACGTGGCGGTCGTGGACGAGGACACCGAAACGTCAGCGGTCACGACGAACTGTTGCAGTGAGCCGGTCGATTCGCGGGTCTGCGGGTTGACCGCGTACACGCTGCCGATGGTGAACACATCGCCAACCTTGAAGGTGGGTGAACCGGACGAGAAGCTGATCGCAAGCGAAGTCGCGCCTTGCGTTGCCACGGTGGTCGCCACGATGGGCGAGGTCGCCGCAGTGCCGGTCGTGTGCTGCTTGATCGACTGGCTCATGTTGATCTCGTCCAGCCCGAGCACGCCTTCGCCCATCATGCCGTTCTTGAATTGGCGGGCAATGGTGCCGGTCGGGTTGAAAAGACCCTTCATGCCTTCAACCAAACCAGCGTTTGCAGCCGGGTTGACGGTGGCGTAGCGCGGCGACATGGGAGTCGCAAACTCGTTGAGTTTCTGTTGCGCTTGCAGCAGAACCAGCGAGGTCGAGGGCACGGTGCCCGGAGTGCCGACCGAGTTGTAGACCGACTTGTAGACGCTTGCGACATCAGCGTCAACGGTCGAGGCCAACTGCGAGATACGGGGTTTCAGCACACGCTCAGCGAAGTCGTCCAACTGCATCGTCAGTTCGGCCGAGGTGAAGTTGATGCCGATGTGCTTTTGGCTCGACACGGTGAGGGTGGTGTACTGCTCGTTGTCGTCCTGAACCTGGAGCGCAGCGCCATCCGTGACCAAAGCGCGGTCGGGCAGGCGGATACGCAGCGTGGACCCAATCTTGGCGCCCTGAACGGCGAACGAGTCGTCATACTGACGGTTGATGTTGCGGGAGATGACGAGGTTGTTTTCGAGGATGACCAGCGACTTGCGCGTAATCATATCGATGGTGAGGAGCGAATTAGCCATTTGACATTCCTTTATATCCGAAGTAAGATGAAGCCTTCTATATCACTCAGGAGAGCCAACATGATTAGCTTTACGATGG